CGGACCATCGGTCCAGACATCCGTCAGTTCTGGGAAGAACGGATAGGGCCGCGCGTCCCAGGTCCATGCGGCGCATTCCGGCAGATGAACCATCCGTGCGCCGGTCACGCCTGACAGTGGATTGTTCGCGGATGCTGACCAGAACAGATAGGTCGCCTCGAGATAGGCGCGCTGGATTGCGTCGTCCCGCCACCCACGAGAGAAATGCGGTGTGAAGCTTTCCGAGGACTTCGGATCGAAGAAGACGTTTGGCTGATTGGTGCCGCGATCAATCGCCGGGCAGCCGAGTTCGGTGAACCAGATCGGTTTGGACTGCGGCACCCATGCCGTAGGCGTTGCGCTTTCCACCCCACCCGGGCGGTTGAAATGCGGGTTTTGCCACCATGCGTGCAGATCCTTGAAGCGGAACACCCATGGTTTTGCCGCCGCCCCATCGGTGATCGTTGTCCGGTTTTGCGCTGTCCGATCAAGGGCGCTGGCATAGAACCAGTCAAACCCCTCGCCGCCGGTGATGTTGGATTGCAGGTAATCCCGGTCGTAGATTGCAGGCGCGAGGCTGGCGTCCGCATGATCAAACCCGTCGCGCCAATCCGAGAGCGGCATGTAGTTGTCGATGCCGATGAAATCGATGTTGGCGTCCGACCAGAGCGGATCGAGGTGGAAGAACACGTCGCCGGACCCGTCGGCAGGATGGTGCCCGAAGTATTCCGACCAGTCGGACGCATAGCCAATCTTGGTGCCCGCGCCGAGGATCGTGCGCACATCAGCGGCGAGCGATTTGAAGGTGGCGACCGCGGGATAGCTGCTGGCGCCCGAGCGGATCGTGGTCAGGCCCGGCATTTCCGATCCGATCAGAAAGGCATCGACGCCCCCGGCGGCTTTGCACAGATGCGCATAGTGCAGGATCATCCGGCGCAGGGACCATTCCCCGGCCGGGCCGGTCCAGCTAACGGTTTCGCCGGAAATACTGAAGCTGGCGGGCGTAGCGGTGCCGAACAGCGCCGACACTTGCGTGGCCGCCGCGGCGGTTTCGTCGACGGTTCCTGCATAGCCCGCCGCTGGGGAACAGGTGATCCGGCCGCGCCAGGGGAAAGTCGGCTGACCGACACTGGCGGCATTGGCGCTGTAAGGATTGGGTTTGGTATTGCCGGAGGGCACATCCATCAGGATGAACGGATAGAAGGTGACGCGCAGGCCGCGTGCCTTCATTTCCCGGATCGCCTGCACCACCGCGAAATCCGCCGGGGTGCCGCCATAAACCGGACGGTCTTCGACGTCGCGGCTGACCAGAAAGGCATTGGCGCGGCTGATACCATTCACCGACCAGGACGAGGGCGTGGTCGTCTTAGTCGAAACCTCGACACCAGGCCGCACCTTGCAGCTGCCTGCGCGCAGATCATCGCCGAACCATGCTACCACGAGGCTGACGCTTTCGACCGCGGGGGCCATGGATTGCAAACGATCCAGCGCCACGACGATATCGGCGGTATCGGAAATGGCATTCAGGTTTTCGGCGACGGTTGCTCCTCCAAGGCCGCTCGTCTTCTTCACCGGCGCCGTCGCGTAGCTAAACTCGCCCGAAGCCGGAATTAGCGTGACGGCTTTGACCAGACCCTCGGCGGTGTCAGCATCCGCCAGCGGCCGGAACACCTCGAAGCTGATCTGTGGCAGGCGGTTGCCGAAAGCGCTGAGGTCCAGCTCTTCGAACACTACATAGGCCGTGCCGCGATAAGCAGGCGTTCTATCCGCGCCCATCTTGGCGGTAATGAACGGATCGGGAATCTGCGCCTCATCGCCCGGATACCAGCGCCAGGTGACGCTGCTCATATCCATCGGTTTGCCATCGGCCCAGACGCGACCGATGCCGGTGATCTCGCCCTCGCAAAGCGCCACGGCGAAGGAGGCGTAGTAAAGATACTCGGTCGTCTGGACCTTGCCGCCCCCGCCGCCCTTGCCGCCACCTTGCGTCGTGGTCTTTGTCTCCTCGCGGAAATCGGTGGCCCAGATGATATTGCCGCCGATCCGCATCCGGCCAAAGAGCCGTGGGATCACGGCGCCTTCGGTCGCAGAGGTGATGCGCAACCCGTCGAGGCGTGCGCCTTCGATGCGTTGGGCGGGTGCGAGGGACGACACGATCCAATTGTCGACCATGGATCCCACGGTGGACCCGATGAAACCGCCAATGCTGAACGCGCTGACGCCCAGCAAGGTGCCGCCGATGGAGCCACCGATCGTGGCGCCAACCGCGCCGAGTACAAGCGATGCCATAGGAGAACTTTCAGATGCTGTTGGATGGTGGAAACAGGAAGGCGAAGGCAATGCGCCGTCGCCACGCAGGAGTCAGGACTTCTTCGATGACGCCCAGTCGCTCATAAGAATGGATGAAGCGGTCGGGCTCGGTCAGGATCCCGACATGCTTGGCGATGGCCCGCGGCGTCATGCGAAACAGGATCAGCGCGCCGGGACCGACGTCAGTCGGTGCAATCGGGATCAGCATCGATGCGGCCCCTTCCGCCAGCACCTCGTGGGGTCCAGTCTCGCCCCAATCCCGGCTGTAGGGTGGGATTGGGAACGGTTCGTTCCCGACCACCTCGCGCCAGACGCCGCGTGCCAGGCCGAGGCAATCACAACCCACGCCGCGCAGGCTGGCTTGGTCATGGTAGGGCGTGCCCAGCCAGCTTCGTGCGGTGGCGACAACCAAGGCAGGATCTGCTCCGGACAAAGACTGCCTCACAGCACCCCGCCTTCGTGCCCGCCGTCCTGGCTGGCATAGCGCAGGACTGAATCTTGACCCGGGATGTTCGAGAACCCACGAAAGTTGGCAGTGTTGGCGAATTTCGCGCCACACGTCACGATCCGCTTGTCGCAACCAGCCCGTGCGACAAAGGCGTCGCCCTCGGCGATGGCGCGCACCGGCGCTTCCAGCAGGGTCAAAGTGGCGATGGCATCGGCCAATCCATAGGCCAGCACTTCGGTGGTGCGCCCTGTATTGGCGCCGCTGGTCCATGTCAGAGTGCCCGAGGTAAACCAGCCCGCGTCAAAACCAGACAGCCCTGAGGCCAGGAACGCCCGGTCGCGCAACAGGTCGGTGATCACCCCCGTGCCCCTATAGAGAGCGTTTTCCAGATCAATCCGGCAGCGCGCGTCGCCCAGTGCCGCATCGCACCCCGCCTGAAACGTCCGCCCGACAGTCTGGCCCAACACATGCGCCAGCGACCTCACTTCTGCGACAAAGGCCATGCGCCCGCGCCGGATTTGACCCACAGCCCCGCGCCGCATCAGCACCCGTTGGCTCGTGTCCGCCCAGTTCACCCGCCACAACTCCACCGCCGCATTGTCCCAGCGCCCGTCGAGGATGTCGGTTTCGGTGATCCTGTCCGAGGTCAGCACACCGCTCGCGTCTTGTGCATCAACAGCTAGGTCGGAGCCGGAGCGGATTTCTGAGGCGGCAAACCCGCTTTCAGGTTCAAACTCGGTGCTGTCAAAGCTGAGGGCGCGATCATGGTCGGTGAAGCCCAGCGCCACGCCATCCGTCCGTGAAATCCTCCAGCACCAGGACAGGGTTGTGGTGCCATCGTCCAGATGAGCCTGCAGGGTTGGGGAAAGGGATTTCATCTGCGGATCTCTAGCAGCGGAATGGACGTGATTGACCCCAACCGTTCAATATCGAGCGTGACGTCGAGCGCGTCGGTATCGAACCGGACTGGGACATCAAATTCAAACCCGGCGGTGATTGCGGTGCCCGCGCCCGGGGCGGCGTTGAACGTGATACTTCCGGTCGTGATGTCTGCGCTCCAGCCGGTCATTTGCTCGACCCCATTTAAAGCCAGGCGGATTGTGCCCGCGACGGGTTTGGCAATGGCGCGGGTCCAGCTTTGTGCGCCGGAGGTATAGCGTTTAAGCAGGGCGAAGGTGGTGACGGCACCATTGCCGGTGCCAATGGGCTGATCTGTGGGGGCGACCGCCTGCGATGGCAGGCAAGATTTGTAGTCTGCCCAGTCCTTGTAACGGAAGCCATGCAGGCGAGCGTTGCGGGCCTCGAAGAAGGCGACGACCGCTGCCAGATCATCTGCGCGGCGAATACCATATGCGACATCATAGCGGCGGCGCGAGTTGGCCCAGCTGGCGTTGCGTTCCTCGTCGCCACTCGCCAGTTCCACAATCTGGGTGCGCCGTTCCGGCCCGCCCCG